GCACAGCTTAATGAAATGGAGTAATCAATGACTGAATTAAACATCCGCTTTAACACTGGCCGTCCCTACAAAGAGGACGGCCAAATTGTTTATGCCACATGGGAGACAGGCGGCATGGTTAAGTTTGCCGACGTGAGCCGACGTTGCTACGGGCGGTTCAACCCCAACACCGACGACATGATTGAGGATCAACTGCGGCGCAAGGTGATCACCTACTACGACCGAGGTGACTACGAGATTTGCGCGGCGGCTTACCAATATTTCAACGAGTGCAGTGAGAAGGAGACAGCACAATGAGACTGAAAGATAGACGCAAGCAATGGCAAAAGGACAGCGTGACATTTAGCTGGTCACTGTGTGGAACGATGGCAACTGAACGTGTCGGCAAGACATTCGGAAAAGCTATCGACAAGGCGAAGCAACGTGGCCTGTTCGATGACATGACATTCATCAAATCAAAGCATCACAAATTGAATGTCGATAACCGCATTCCACCCAAGGAAACGGACGAGCAATACATGTCCCGCATTAGATTATTATTGGCAGCATAGGAGACAGCATAATGTATGTGATTTTTTACACGACCCGCAGCAAGACAGGCACACCAGAACAACAGTGGTCACCCAATGTTTTCCTCACTGACCATTGGGAGATTGAGGAAAGCAAGGCCGCTGCGGAAGCAAGGTACAATGAGATAGTGGACACGATGGAGATAATTCATTCGGCTGGCATTGCACCGATTGATGCAGAACATTCCACTGATTGGATGTAAAATATAGCATGGCCCCTAGATTGGGGACGCGCACGACCTAAGATAGTGGGATGATGGGACACACAAAGGAGTGTCCCAATGTCCGAGAGTATCTTTATTTTTCAAGACAACGAAACAGAAATGGCGGTGGCAGTTAGGGACTGCGACGACGAGAGAGCTATGTCTATGCTCTATGCAGCACTGACCAGCCCAATGTCACTGCCCATTAGAAAGTTCGACGCCTTGGAATTTGCTACATGTTTTGTAGCGGTCAACAAGAGAGGCCCGTATGACATTCTGTTTTGCGGTGAGTTCATGGAAGAAGACCTTGAGGATGTGGCCCATGTGTATGACTGCCGACCAAGTGGTGGCAAGCTAGTGATAACACCAATGAGCTTTGACGAGAGGGATGGGTGCCAGGAGCCGCAGCAGATTTGGGCCTTGAGCCAACACACTTTACATTAAGGACGACTAACATCATTAGTTGTTGTAGTGTATGTGTCACAACAACCATAGTAAAGGCGGCGAGTCTAATGAATTGGAATGTTAAGGTAGAAGCGATAGTCAAACGAATAGAGACTATTGATTATAATATTGAGGCGAAGACGGGCGACGAGGCAAGGGCTAAGATACGAGAAATGTTTAGCAATTGTCCACAATCTAATGAGGGGCAAGACATCATGGGCTTGGACCTTATAGATTTTGAGAGCGTGTCGAGAGCGTAGCAAACGCCCCACTGTTGGAATGATTTGATTGGCTTGCCTTCGGGTGAGCCTTTTTCTTTTTGACAACCAACACAACTTTAGTGTAACGGTTAAGACACAGGGAGTAGATCACATGAAGTTAAAGTTTGATCAGCGAATGTCACCCACGGTCAAGGACACTTGGTACAAGCTGTATCCTTGGCGACCACGAATGTTTTGGTGGCGAGTGGGTTGTGTCGTGAGGACCAACAAGGTTCGGCACAAAGACTTCGACAAGATCACGACTGTATGTCGATTGATTGACGAGCATTACCCCCATTACAAAAACGAAAGGAAGCCGCATGTTGTTAACCATAGCATCCGTGACGTGTCTTGCTACTAACATATATTTTGAGGCGAGAAGTGAAGACCGCGTTGGACAGTACGCGGTGGCCGAGGTGACACTTAACCGTGTCGCCTCTCCTGATTATCCCGATGATGTTTGCGAGGTAGTTTGGCAAGACAAGCAATTCAGTTGGACGCATGACGGGAAGTCGGACAAGCCGACTGATGCCGAGGCGTGGAGCCAAGCACTGTCAATCGCAGCCAATGCCATTGATGACTACGAGATCGAGGACATGCGTATCTTTAGGCAGACCGTCCTCTACTACCACGCCAAGAGCGTGACCCCCTACTGGTCAAAATCAATGAGACAGGTGGGCGTTATCGGCAGTCATATTTTTTATGAGGCTGGATGATGGGGGCAATGGTGGAAACGGTGCAATGGATTGAGCGGATTGAAGCGAAGCTCAAGTTGATGCGGATGATGTGTCACCCAGGAATGAAGCATCAAATAGATGAATTGGAAACACTCATTGAAAGAGTGAAGCAATCGGCAGGGAAACTACACGAATGATAAAACCATTTTATAACTTGCGCTTTGGAGAGTGGAACGAAGTCGAGTTGGGCAAGGCGATGCTTGCCCTTGAGCGAGAGTATTTCAAAAAGAAGAAGAGAGGCTTTCTGCCATGCGATTTAAGTGGTGCGAAGAATGTGGTGGTTCTGGGTCTGTCGAATACGAAGTCCCCGTCATCGACTACCACAACGGAGGATACCTCGACGTTCAAACCGAGGATTGCGAAGCGTGTGGTGGGGGAGGACAGGTCGAAGACACGGCTGGCGAAGATTGCTGTGAGGACTGAGGCGATGGAAATGCTGCACAAGATGCGGCACATCGACCCCGAATTGGCAGAGAAATTAGAAAAAGATTTTAAAGACGAGGGCATGATATGAACATCGACGCAGAATTTAAATACCGTTACCTCTTGTCTCTGATCAAAGGCGCAGCATCATCCTATACTCAGACGGGCAAGGTGAACATCTATGATGTAGAACGTCAGGCCATTGCAATAGATCGGGGTGAATACAAACCAGAGGAAAAGGTCATGGCCTATTCTGATTGGGTGAGGGATCATGCCGATGACTGATCTATCCTTGAAAGAAAAATGGTGGGTGTATCACAAAGAAAACCCGCACGTTTACGATCTTGTTGAACACTTCACCTTCGACATCATTGAGCGAGGGTATGATAATTATTCGATCAACTCAGTGTTCGAGCGGATCAGATGGCACACTGACATTGAGACAGAAGGGGATCAATTCAAACTGTCTAACAATCATCGGGCGTACTACGCACGTTTGTTTATGTTTAACCACCCAGAACATGATGGGTTCTTTCGGACAAAGAGGACAGCCAGTTGACCGATAAAGAAATAAAGATGCAATCAAAGTTGGCAAAGCAAACGAGTGAGATTGCGAGACTGTTACAGAAACTTGAGAAGGTCACGAAGGAAAAGAGTGACCTTCTGTCTGAGATAAAATGGATGCGGGGGGAGCGATGACCAAGATACAAGCCACCCGCAAACAACTCTATGTTGTCGAGAGTACACCAGCAATCAGCATAGATGATGATGGCTACGTCCGATGTGGACTGAGTGAGAAGATGGAAGACAATGACAAGCTGGTGCTTGCGATCTATCTGTCACTCAAGAATGAAGCCTGGAAAAAGAAAATGCTTGCCGCAGTGGACAAGCACTTTGTTGGGAAGACCACCCGCACAAGTCGGATGGTCACTGCCTTTAATCTTATTCAGAAGTAAGTATTTCTTTCATTGCTTTTTCGAGTAAGGCTGCGTCCTCAGTTGACCAGTCGTGCGGCAACACATTTTTGATAAGTTGTTCTAGTTCCTGTTCGACCACTGTTTTTAATTCAGAGAAGGGCATGTCCGATAACGCATACTTATGTATGTCTTGGTTGTCAGAGTTGGTTGCCATGAACTGAATGATATTGCCTGTAGTTTTACCCAATGTCTTATTCCTTTGACGTGTGATGCCCCCCTATTACGGGGAGCAATTAAAGTTAATATCGACACCCTTTTGGTGCCAAAGCTTACGTCGAAAGTTGTATTGGAGTGATAGCGAGACCCTTAGGAGGGGGCTGCTCTATCCAGTTGAGCCACGGGGCCATGACAACTTTCAGCGTTGTGTGATCTGCACACCTATAAAATAGACGTGACAGCCGTAAGATGATCCTCGAATGTCGGATGCACATAGCGCATCGTTGTCTTCGGATCGGTGTGTCCCATTAGCTGTGAGATAACAGCGAATGGGGTGTTGTTGTCCCCAAGGCGTGAGCCAAAGGTGTGACGCAATGTGTACGGCGATTTGCCGACAACCTTTGCACGGTTACACGCTTCACTCCAATCATTTATGAAGTACGAATATCCACAATCAGTATGATACGGGCGATGCTCTTTGTCCACAATGTAAGTGAACATTAAATCACTGCCCTTGTCGAGTTCGGCGCGTTGATTGCCGTGCGCAGCCGCGTATGCTTTTGCATTGAGCGGGATGGTGCGCTTACGAGGGACACGGTTGCGCCCCTTGATAGAGGTGAGAACACAAGTCTTGCGAGGGAAGTCCACATCCTTACGGCGCAGCGTGTATGCCTCGGCTGGTCTTGCGCCAGTATAGAGGATGAAGGATGCAAGCCTACGATTGCAGGGCTTGAGCCTCTTGAACACCGCGTCGATTTCAGATGGCGATAGAACTTCCAAATCCTTTATGTCTTCTGGCGGTTTGCGCAGGGTGATCCGCTCGGTGCGGAAGCCTTGTTCGTGACCATAGTTTAGAAGAGATTGGATTTGTGTGATGACACGGCGAGTGTGGTTGTTGCCGTGTCCCTTCGATGTGTGGTTCTCATATATGTATTGCGTGGCGTCAGCCTTGGTGAAGGATGCCACCGACACTGAGCCATAACAATCATCGAACTTCTCAAGGATTTGATGGACCGTCTTACCTGATCCAGTTGTTGGGTCAGCAAGAAAGCGTCTGATCAAATCACTGAACGATACGTCAGTTGAACTAAGCTTACGCCCGATGGTTACTTTTCCTAAGAGCAAATCCATTTCGAGTTGTAAGCATTTGCGGTGCGCTTCGTCGGGGTCAGACGTATGAAGCGACTGACGGATTGGCGTGGCTACCCCATTTATTTTTAGCGACCCCATCGCTTGAAGGATTGAGGACCGTTCTCTTTTTCTAACACTCAGTCCCATTTGCTACCTTTCTTTTGCGGAGCATACAGCGGAGCAAGTTTGTCATCCATTCCGATGTGTGCTGTGTCGCCCCAATTTATGGGCAACCCACCAGACGCGCCTTCATTCGCGCCCGTCGATGCTTTGTTACATATCTCCCGAAATGCTACGGCGATCTGCCCCCGCGTTTTGAGGCCCATCTTTTTCCCCACCGCAGACACATGTAATTTAATTGTGTTGTCAGTGACGCCCATTAGTTCAGCAATGTCTGCGTTCCTCCAACCCTTTACGAGTAGTTGCGCGACACAGTGTTGTTTAATAGTTAGTCTTCTGAGTAATGCGCTTTCTGATACGGTCAGCGCGGTTGAAAGTTCAGTGGTAAGTGGAGCTTCAATAGATGCGCTCCTATTGTTCTGGAGCATACTAATAATTACGTCCATCTTTGCTTCCAACCTCGCCATATCCATGCGAATGTTGTCATTCATCGGCTGATAATCTCCTATGGTTGTGTTAATACGGCCCCCATAGTTGCGCATATGATACTCGTTTGTCAACCCTTCACCATAATTCATAGTATATACCCCCCTGTTGGTGTATAATAACCGACACAGATGGAGTAGGTGAACGCCTAACGATTTATTAAAGTAGTGCTATGCTACTTGGCATACTTTCGAGCGGTATTTACGCCAGCCAAGTCGAGTGCTTGGCTTATATCAGCCAAGGCCGCTGCGTATTTTGTGTAGGCAGCAGTCAATCCATCACTGGCGAAAATTAGTCTATGGTTGTTTTCCATTCGTCGCACAATGATATACCCAGCGTCACTCATTTCAGTGATCATTGTATCAACGGTCTGGCGCGTTGCGCCAAGCTCTTTGACTGCATCACTAGGCAGTAAACCGATGTCATCAAGGGACGCGCGTACACACAAGATAGCAAATGTCCTACGATTCGTGGTGGACATGCAGTATTCCCTGAGAGCCTTTTCCTCTGGATCGTGGTCTGAATTAAAGACTTCGCCATTAACTTGTATGAGTTCCAAATCAATTAATTTACGAGCATATAGTTTGTTGAGATTTTCCAAGTCGCCCCTCTTCCTTGCGACAACCTTAACCGAGATCACAACATCTTGTAAGGGTAAGCTGTCTAACACCCTAACTGCACAAGGTGCTGTATGTCTCGTTGTGTTTTAAGTTGTCTTTAAGGAAGGGCTTATCGTTCTTGATCAACCAATCAACTGTTGCCTCTGAACTAAAGAAGTGTGGGTTGGCTACATCACAGTAAGTGTCAGCCGTTATCTTTGCGCACCCACTCGTTAGCCCGATCAGCAAGAGAGGTGTCAGTAAGCGTGTCAATTTCATCGTCAATATCCTTGGCGGTTCTCATGCTGTCGATCAGCTTTTGATCCAGCTTGCGTTTGATTTTATCTTGCCCCCGACTTACGCCAGCAGAATAGATGCCAAGCAATCCGAGTACGAAGGTAACGGCAATCAAGCCGTACATTTGTAGTTTGTTTATTCCGAACATTTACGCGCTCAAACCTCCCCGCATGTTTACGCATTTAACATAGACCCTCCCCTCTGGCGGGGCGGTTGCCGTTAGTCTTGCAACAAGTTGATTGCGCCCGACCTCGCAAGTGCGCTTGTCTTGGTATATCATTTGATTGCTGCCCACTCTGTATGCGTCTGGCACAAGGAAGAGGACAACAATCACCCACATGTTAGTGCCAGCCTTCGGCCCAAGCCTTGAGCCGTTCCTTCATTATGTAGAGTCCGAACAAGATCGTGATCCCTGCAAAACCTAATATGATGTACTGTGCTGTCTCATTCATACCAGAGAGGGCAGTGATGGTTGTACCAGCCGATGCAGCTACGGTTACGGCAGATGCCTTGACCGTCTTCGATTGGGCTGGTTTCGTGCGCTCTGGTTTCTTTTGTGTGGCTTCGGACAGTGACATGCCAGCCAACCATTTTTGTACGCGGAAGCCTGGACAGGCTTTGCTCGACACGCGGTTATGGCCGATGACCTTATCGTTGGAAATTTGGTACTGGTCTTGAAGCTTTCGGATTAGGTCATAAGCGGCTGCGAGTTGAACGGCGGTGTAGTGATCTGTTGCTAGATCGTCGGCGTCTGATCCGAACCCACCAGCAAGGCAGATACCTATGGTCTGATTGTTACCCTTGGCATGTGCGCCTGTTGTGCCAAGCTGTCTGCCGACAACCACCTCACCACTACGGGCGATGTAGTAATGGTATCCGATCATTCGGAAGCCACGGTCACGGTGCCACTTGTCGATCTCTTTCATTTGATCAACGGCTGAGTTGTCTTCCATCCATTGTGGTTGGGTGGCAGCGCAGTGAACAATGATGCCATCATGTTTTACGGTCATAGTGAAAATGCCTCTCGAATGCTGTCAGTTTGTTTCTGCTCTGTGAAACAACTGTCCCTCATTTTAAAAGTCTTCACCGCCCTGTCGTCCCTAAACGCAAGGCACAGTTCGATGTCGAGAGCTACGCAGACATAGACGCCGTGATAAGGTGGGGAATCCCCCAGCCAAAACTGGTAGCGTTTCTTTTCGAGGTTGGTTGTGTAGGTGATGGGCTTGAGGGTGGACTTCACTTGCACCCTAAACAATTCGCCTGAGTGTGTGCGGCACCACAGATCGTCGTATTGTAGATCAACGTGGGTTGTGGTGATTCCATAAGTTTCTAAGATGTAAGCTGCTAAAAATTCACCACGGCGACCAATCTGTATCTGGTCAGTTCTCGCCATTCATCTAGTCCGAAGCATAGTCTCCAGGTGTTGGATCGTTGTTTGCGCCCTTGCCAACTCGGAACGCAGCTTACCAATTTCTTTTAAGAGTTCTTCCTTGTCCTTCGTATAGACATCTAACTTCTCGGCTAACCTGTCCACCTGATCCTTCAATGTATTTTGACACCCCGTCTGGCCTTCGCGCTTTTTCTTTCCCCCCCCCGTTATGAAGGACCAGAAACCCGCCGATCCAGCGAGTGCAATCAACACAGTTATTATGTGTTCAAGTCCCATGAAGTATTCCTTTGTTGGCTACTCAACAAATAACATTTGCATCTGCGGCCTGTCGTCCCATAAGAAAAAAATATAACGGCGTAGCCTCAAGCGGAGCCGCACCGTTTAGTTTGCTAGAAGACTAGCACCATAAAACATGAACCCAGAACCGACCACGAATATTGCACCAGCAACCATGACTGATAAAATAAAGAAGAACTTGTCGCGCTTCTTAGCCTGTTCATCTAATGCTTTGCGCTTGCGAACACGGGCCTGTGCTTGTTCTTGAACAACTAAATCCCACATGCCGCTTGGCCCATATAAGCGGCACACCGATTTCAAATCATCTTGCGCTCTCTTGTGAGCCATCTTTGCCGATGCAATTTCGTAGCCCTCCGCCTCAGTCGAGGTGAGGCGTCCAAGAAAACCTTTGTGCTTACCGCTCTCCGCTAGGTTTATCTGCGCCTCCAAGTCAGCCAGCTTACCAAAAGCTGGTAGCACTGAATGCACATCCTTCCCCGCCTTAACAGCCGACGAAATACTACTACTAATTTTTGTAACAGCACCAGCAAGCGCGATAACTTCAACGATAGCCATAAACAACTCCAACACAGTTAGTTAATTTTAGGATGATGTTTAGCTTAAAGGTGCGTTTAACTTATATTCTTATACACGCGCTGTCGTCCTAGAGTTTCATTTGCTCTCTAAGATACGCTTCATAATACTTAGCAAACTCTTTCAATCTAAGGAAGCACACGCTGTCCTCAGTTGCTTCACGATTGCGGCGAGTAATTACCAATGGAGTTTGATCTGTCTTGCGATGGGCAGAGTTGCGTTCCGCTTGCGCTAGGGCGTCACGCCAAGGTAGCTTCTCTACTCGCTTGGCCTCAACAAATATTCCTGGCGTTCCGAGAAGGTCTGCACCACCCGCTGCCATGTTGACTGAACCACCACCAGATAGAGGTGCGCGTTCACACCGATCTTCTTTGTAGACGTTCTTGTTTAGCCAGTGAGCAAGCTCGCGTTCATAGCCATCGCCTTTTCGTTTTTGTCGTGACATAATTTTAACTCTCTCAGTTTGGGTAGCGTGATTGTAGATGTGCGCGAGTGACTAAAATGCTTGTTCTGATCACGCTCTCTGTCGTGACAGGCGTTGCATTTGTACTGAGATTTAGGTCGCTGCTTTGTGCAGCCACAAATAATGCAGGGACGTTTCCATTTCTTAGGTGGTTGTCTGCGCTGGTACTTGGCACCGTATATAACTTCTAGCTCAAGACGCATTAGCGCACGGCGAACAGTCTCGACGCAGCACCCGATGTGTTGAGCAAGTTCTTTATGAGTGTAAAGTTTATGGTTAAGTTTTAAATACTGCTCAACTTCGGGAGTGATGGGGGAACGTGATGACATACCCAACTCCAAAAGAACTTTGTAACGGATATAACACTACACAACTTTTTTGACAACCAGTATTGACTTTTTAGCGAACAGGTGTAAACTCGCTGACGAGTTGTCGGAGATAACGAGCGGCTCTTTAGGAGCCGCGCAGTTCGATAACGAGGAACGCGAGTTTAACTTCCTACCCATCAACTTTTTTGCAGATTAGCTATTTTATTTGGGACGTTATTGGAAGTTAATGGACGAACCCAATCCTCAATTACACTACTATGTATGTTTAATTTTCTGGCTATGTCATCATTAGACAGGGGTGGAACAACCGTGCCGCTGCTATCCC